GGCGGCGATGTTCGTCGCCAAAAAAGCAGTAGACTCGAAAAGGTCCGACTGATACTTTGTGTATACACAAGGGTCACCCTCTGGGTATAGTACAGTGTTAACACCAGAACTATCACTTTACATAACACCATTTCTACCTAAGGGGTGCTTCCTCTCCCTAAAGAGAGGATAGGGAGGAATCCTCCTATTCCCTCGCTTGCAGGCGAGGGTCGGATTCCACGGAAAAACCAAAAACAAAACCAATGAACTACCGAGCCAAGTACCGATCAATGCCACGACTCACCGGCGGAAGACCCGAGGAGTCGCAAGTCATCACTCACATCCGCGAAGTCGAACACTGCGACTTGCCTCAAGCCTTGGCCATCTGGGAACAGATCCGCCGGCCTTCGCGCAAGATCGTCGTCTTCGACCGCCAGGACCGCTCGTGGATCGGCTGGGACCACTCGAACAACGAGACCCGTGACAAGGCTGCCGCCGCAATCACCAACAACCGCATCCGCAAATTGGAGACCAAGGTCGCCGACCTGCAGGCCGCATTCAACCAGCTCGTCGCATTCGTTAACCAAAGATGAAATCGGAAAACTTCCGCCTCATGGTGGCCAGCAATGTCGCCAAGGGACAGAAGACACGGGCCATGCTCGTTGACTTTTTCCAAGGCGCCCCCGCAAACATGCGCCACAGGCCCGCAGGCGAGACTTTTGATCCCGAACGGTCCGAAGTACTAGCCTTCATCAAATCGAGGCTCCAGGGCGATTCTAGGGCCGTTGCCAAGGAAGCTCAACGCCTATTCAATTTGGCCAAAGAACACCGCGTCATCCGTTTTGAAAACGGCACATGGAACGCGCACCTTGGCCCACAAATAAACTCTAGGTTCGGAAACGCTCTTATGCTAAAAAGTAGAACATGGTCGAAGCGATGATAACAGAAGCGAATGTTGGTAGAGTTGACGACACGTCGCTGATGACCGTCAGCGCGAAGCTCGCTAGAGGTTCGGATCTGGCCAACTTTAAGACCACTCAAGTCGCCCCAGAGAAGATCGCAGCCATCGAGGTGCTCATCAAAAAAGGCATGGGCCTCCACGCCATCGCCCGAGAGACCCACAGCTCCACCAATACCATCGCCGTCATCCGCGACCGGCTCATCGAACGCGAACCCACCCTGTTCAAATCTCACATGTCAGCCAGCCTCCAACGCCTGGCCAACAAGACCGCCACCACAATCGAGCGCGGAATTGACGAGATGGAACACCAAGAAATCAAACCCACGCAGCTAGTTGGGTTATCCGTCGCGCTGGGGATTATTCTTGATAAGGCCGCGTTACTAAATGGCGATGTGCCCACAACGGTCGTCGAGCATCGCCTAACCATCGACACCGCAGCCGTTAACGAATTGATCGCCAATTCCAAGCGTTCCGAGGCCGACGTTATCGACGTTACTCACTCGATGTCCGCCACTTAGGCAACTGGAGCCGGAAACATTAGACATAATGGTTATTGTGCGTCATCCAAAACAGGGGGGGGGAGGGGGGTTCGGCCCGCCGGCGACGCAACTGCGACGGGTTCTCCCACCGAAATTTTTTTTATAAAATGGCTACAATGAATTCCAGCATTCCGCAGCACCTTTATGGCCTGGTTGACGGGGGGATTTTGCGTGGACGGGTGGAGGATGGCGACGACTTTGACCGTTGTGTGGTTTTTGGGGTGACTTCGATCCCGTCGCGGGCGTTGCACTTCTCGATTTTGACGGAGGCTGGGAGCCAGTGGGCGAGGATTCCGTTGCACAAGTTGCGGCATACGGAGCCGGTGGATGGTAGTCCGCGGCACACGTTGCCGGATTTGCAAAGTTGGGACTGCCACGGCTGGGATTTCAGCGTTACCGCCTACGAATATCTGCGGGAAATGGGCTGCGAGTACCGGACGAGGGACGGCATCATGGTGCCGGCGAGCTACTGGTTCACCCTCGACCACACCGACAACGGCTACAGCCAGTACCCGCCGGAGCACAAGTGCTACCACCTCCTCCTATTGGAAGACGGCTCAGGCCAAATTGCCGCCCAACCGAACAACCGGATCCTGTGGCGGGACGACAGTTTTGTCCATCCCGACCCGACGACGTTGCAGGAGTACCGCGTGATGCCGGACGAGACGTGGCACGCCGAACTGGGGCGTAATGCGGATCTGGATACCTTTTCCAAATGAACTACCAAATTCGAGAGATAGAGCTGGCCAACCAGGTCGGCCTGAGTCGGGTGGAGGTGAAGAAGCTGCGGGCGCGTCTGACCGTGGATCTGCACTGGGGTTATGAGGGCCGGCCAAGGGCGGTCTGGTACACGGCGGCTGGGGTGAGTGCGTTCGAGGCTTTGCTGGGCCAGCAGCCGGAGGCGGTGGCGCCGGTACCGGTGCAAATTCGGGCGCGGGAGGCGGGATCTGGTCACCGATATGCGGATGCGGACATTCCGAGGTTGCCGCAGAATGGGCTGATTTTGGAGCATGGTCGGCCTGCCTGGTGGACGGAGGACGAGGCGAAGGTGGTGGCCAACAAGTTCGTGAATCGGAAGGCGATCTATGTCGAATTTGAGGGCAAGAAGATGATTTGCCGGGTGAAGGATTCGCTCAATTTTGCGACGCACATGGTGATTCCGGTGCGGAGGTACGACAATATTCTGATGGCTGCACGCCAGCCGCGGTTCCCTGGGAAGTGGTGACATGGCCGACCTGCTCAAAGGCTACGTTCCCGCCCCGCACCCGGTGCTCCACTCGCCGAGCATCGAGGATATTCGGCGGATGGTGTCCGAGCACGGCGCCGAGGAGACGGCACGCCGGCTGCAATTGCGTGAGGACAAGATCGTGGCCGAAAGGCTGGATCCGTACCGGCACGGCTACGAGCCAAAGCACTGGAAGACCGCCGACGAGCTGCTGCTGAAGCACCGAGAGCTGCTGGTATCCGGTGGTAACCGGGCGGGCAAGACCGAGTACGCGGCGAAGCGGGCGATCAATTTGCTGGTGGCCAGACCCGAGTCGCGGGTGTGGTGCCTGCACACGACGAACATGTCGTCGATTCAGATGCAGCAGGGGGTGGTGTGGAAGTACATGCCGCCCGAGTACAAGCTGGCCAGAAAGACCAAGATCACAAACGTGGCCTACACCCAGAAGAATGGGTTCTCGGAAAACACGTTTGTCCTGCCAAATAAGTCTCAGTGCTTTTTTATGAATTACGCCCAGGACAAGAAGGTCATCGAGGGCGGCGAGTGTGACCTGATCTGGTGCGACGAGCTGGTGCCGCTCGACTGGGTCGAGACGCTGCGCTACCGGCTGGTCACGCGCAACGGGGTGCTGCTGCTGACGTTCACGCCGGTCACCGGCTACTCGCCCACCGTGAAGGAATTCGTGGCGGGATCGACGTTCCTGACTGCGCGGAAGGCCGAGCTGCTGCCCGACACGATCAACGTGCCGGGTCTGCCCAAGGGCACGATGCCCTACACCGCCAAGTGTCACGGCAAGCGAGGTGCCTGCATCTGGTTTCATTCGGATCTCAATCCGTACTCGGACTGGAACACGATGAAGAGCACGCTCGACGGGCGCGGCAGCTACGAGCTGAAGATCCGCGCCTACGGCTGGGCCGAGAGTTTGCAGGGTTCGCAGTTCCCGAAATTCGGCCAGCACAACATCGTCGCGCACGAGAAGATTCCAACGGAGGGCACCAACTACATGGTCGTCGATCCGGCTGGATCCAGAAATTGGTTTATGCTTTGGATGCGGGTGGACGAGGAGGGGCGGCGCTTTGTCTACCGCGAGTGGCCCGACATCGGAGTCGGCGAGTGGGCGCTGCCCAGCGAGAAGGCGGACGGCAAGCTCGGGATCGGCCAACGCAACGGCGCCGGTCGAGGCATCAACGACTACAAAGAACTCATCAAGGATCTCGAGCAGAAGGAATTGATGTTTGCTCGGTACATTGACCCGCGGGCCGGGGGCACTCAGGCGGTGGGTAAGGAGGGCGGCACCAGTCTCATGGACCTGCTCGACTCCGACCCAGATCCGATGTTCTTCGAGCCGGCGGCGGGCATGCGCGTGGACGAGGGCGTCACACTAATCAACGACTGGCTGGCGTTCAACCTCAACATGCCGATCAACCGGGCCAACGAGCCGAAGCTGTTCATCTCCGACCACTGCCAGAATCTCATTTTTTCCATGCGCGAGTGGACCGGGGCTGACGGTGACAAGGGCGCCACCAAGGATCCCATCGACTGCCTGCGCTACTTGGCCGTCATGGATCCCACTCACTACACCAACACCAGCTTTGAGGCGGTCGGCGGCGGCTCCTACTAACATGAAAGAATACCCGATACTCATCACGAGAAAGCAGGCCAGCGAGTTGACTGGTCTCGACGAAAAGTATTTTGATCGGCTCAGGCACACCGAGAAGCTGCGTTGCTACCGCACGCTCGGCGGCCTCCACCGATTCTATCGGGACGAAGTGCTCGAGCACATCGGCGCAAATTTTGTTTCTAAACAACCCACTAACCACATCTCACCATGAGTCTTGATTATAAAAAAGTACCAGGTTCGCCTACCACTGACCAGCTCGTAAACGCGAGCGAGAAGCCCGACATCAACTACCTAAACTACGAGTTCAAACGCTCGCTCTACACCGGCAACAATGTCAGCCGGGTCGATAATCT